CGTTTTCAACTTTGTCCATCTTCATTATTTCATAGCCAACACTCACATTACTGCGAATACCATCTATGACATCACGAAAAACCTCATCAGCTAGTTTTGATTTACCAAATCTAACGACTGCACGACCGACCTTGTCGGCATCGCTGATTTTAGCTTCTTCTATGACTCCTATTTGCTTTTCTAAATCGTGGTTGAGCAATAAAGGCGCACGACCACTAGCAATAAATGAAAAATCCGCATCTTCTGGATTATGACTTAAAATTTCTGTTCCAAAACTTCTATCGTATGGTTCTTCAGAAGAAAACGCCAGATCAACAGTTCTGTTATCTTCGCTAACTTCTTTTTTATTAAAACCAAATACACGATATAGTTTTTCTTTGTCTGATTTTTGTGTTTTCATTTTTTCTTCAATCTTATTATTCTTTTCTTCATTAACTGATTCCTTTTTTTCTTTAGGTACTGATAATACAGTATTTTCGATACCAGATTCTTTGCTGATCCCTTTGTCGTCAGAGCCATCAGTTTTCCCAAATGTTATAGTAACTGAATCGTCATTTTCAGTTACATTTTGAATATGTTTCTTTTGCATATATTTAATGTCTATTATTTTTCTTCTTCTTCTTCAACCTCATTTGGTTGATTTTGTTGTATTTGTTTTTGTCCAAAAGGTTCAAACGCTAATTGTATTCCAAACTTTTTTGCTAATTCTTTATCTGACTGTATCTGACTGAATACATCTTCTACATCACGACCATAAGTTGCTTGAACGTCTTGGTGTGATAAAAAGCCATTCTCTACACCTACTTTTAATGCTTCAACTTCTTTTTTAGGATCAATCCACTGCCAACCTCTCCCTCTCCAAATAGGTTGATTAAATTTAGGAAATTTAGATGGTGGAAGACCACTTAATAAGTCTGTTAATAAAGCCATTTCTAACCAATTAGCATAAACAATATCGTGAAAGTTTCTAGTAATCTTATATTGTTCGCATTGAAAATAATTTCTTTCTTCTAATGCACCTTGTCTAATACTTGAATAATTTACACTCTCTAAATCATTTGCAAGTGTCGTATAACTAATATTTAAACTACTTGCGATTGATCTAATAATAGATTTAGTAAAATCTTTAAATGCTGTCGTTGGGTGTTGTGGATCAAATGTTTGAAAGTCTGTTCCAGTTGGTAATTGTTCAAAAGTTCCTGGTTCTGCGGACATAATAGGATTATTAGTATTTGTTTTATCTTCTCCAGTATAACTATCAGCATCAGCAGATTTAAAGAATCCCATTTTACTTGCACCTACTCTTGCCGCAACTAATTCAGCTTCCATATAACCATCTAACATTTTTAAATCTTTTAAACACGATGATAAAGGTGGAATACCTCTTGTTTGATGTGGTCTTTCCTGATGATAGAAATGAATAATCTCGTTAGCTGGTACAATATTATATTTTGTGTCTGGATAGGAAGAAGCATTTACATTCAAGTCATCGTTTGGGTGTCTTTTTAATAAATGATAATTAATTGGCTTACCAAACTTATTAATTTCAATTCCCATTCTAACTTCATTCTTATTTGATAAAATTGTATTTAATTCTGTATCTAAAAAATCAGCTTCAATAAATTCAATAGCAAATTTATAAGGATTATCAAAATTTTTAATAATTCTAACTAAAACTTCTCCATCTCTTGCAAATGTTTCAGCAAATAATCGTTGGCTATCTACCCAACTCATCTTACCATCGGCAGAACATTGATAACCCCATTCTTTCCAACGTCTTTCAATCATATTATTAGCAAATGAATCTAATTCACCATTTGGATCACGACTTCTAACTTGTAAATGAACTCCTTTAGCACCAATAACATTATCTGTATAAACATTGATAAATCTTCTTGCGTAAGCATTATTTCTCGCTAAATCTCTTGCTCTATTTCTTAAAACTCTCAAACTTTGTTTGATTTCAGTATCAGCAGACTTTGAAGTTTGAATAAAATTACTTAATAATCTATTTGTACCAGCACCAGAATAAAAAGACCTTTTATTCGTTCTTCTTCTAAATAAATTTTTAATTCTTTCAAGATATGTCATTAAACTGCACCTTTACTACTCTGCCTGAACCCTCATTATTTCCAGTTCTAAATTCAGCAACTTCTTTTTTATATTCTGCTCTGTAATAATCTCTCCACCTTAATAATTCTTCAACAGTTAATTTATTAAGTGAACGACCAGCTATTGAATAACTTGAAACATCTGCATCTGCTCTACCCTCAATTAAACTCTCAATTTTATCAAGCATTACTTTAGCGTGGCTTCTAGTATCGCCAGTAGTTGCAAAAAAATTATCTTTAACAGTTAGCTTTCCTGAATCTATAACTAATTTTTCACTATCACTTGTTTGAATAACTTTTAAAACCCATTTATAATCTCCTGAAGTATAATTTGCTGTTGCTGAATCATCTAATGTAAATGTGTATTCTGTTCCTGACTCTGTAACTGTTGCTGAAAATCTTGTTGATCCATTACTTTCTAATGATGCTTCCCAAACCATAGAATGACTTGATGGTGCATAATCAGCACCTAAATCAGTTCTTTTCCAAACAATAGTTTCGCCCTTATAAAAGGTTATTGGTTCTTTTTCAGGTATGTCTGTAAATAAATTTGCCATATTAATTAATCATTCCAAGATTTCGCAAAATTACTATGCTTTTGATAATGTTTCAACCTATTTGGATTGACTTTAGGATTCACTTCTGTTTGCCCTTTTTGTTTTTCAGATATTCTGTTTAAGTCTGCATTTAATATTATAAATGCTGACAACGCATAAACTCTACAATCTAACGCTTCATTTCTTGGTCGCATTAAAACCCATTCTCGTTTTTTAAAACCTCGTCTATATTTTGTAACAACTTTTTCTGCTGTTAGCTGTCTGAAATATTCTTCTCCATATTTTTTTGGAAAATGACAATATCCAGCACCATAATCTCTTATCCTTAATCTCGAATATATTAATTCTTTAGCAGTATCAACGCCAATAGGAAATAAAGTTATACGAGCAATATTATTTCTTGTAGGTCTGCTAATGATTGCTCGTCCCTCTCCACCTATACCTTTGATTGCGAATATTCTTCGTACAAATCTTGGTTTGCAAAACTTATAAACCTGATTTGTATGGTGTCCACTATCAACACAAGTCGCAACGATTTTAAGTTTAGTTTTATCAGATAACTCGTATGTTTTTGACAATATTAAATCTAATTCTTGCCAAATGTTAGGTGCTGATGGATCGCCATAGATCGTATGATAATCAATACTCCACGTTTCTTCTTCTAAACCCCAACCTAATACTTCTACTTCGATTCTATCGTCCTGAACGTCAACTCCAGCAGTTAGTAATACTATTTCATCAGGAATAGTATAATCTTCACGTCTATCATATAGACCTAAATCATCAATACGCTCTCCTTGATCTTCCCACGTTTCTCCTAAATAGGTATTTACAAATACTCTTAATGTTTCAGGTAATTTTTTTGCTCGTAAGAACTCTCCGACAGCTTCTTCCATTGTTACCCATACAGAATAAAGTCCACTCAATCTAAAACCAGCACGTCCATTAAATCTATCAGTCGCTTTCCAATTTCCTTTAGCGATATTTTGGATTCTTTCAATATCAGTCCATTTCTTTTCACAATGTTCACATATATATCTAGCTGTTTCAGGTTTGTTCTTTGCCCATTGTACTTGCGACCATTTTAAAACTTGTTTCTTCTTACACTTATGACAAGGAACATAAAATAAACGCTTATCAGTATCTTCATAAGCAGATTCAATCGCACTTGCACCTTTAACAGTAGGTGTTGATGTTAAAACTAATTTACTATCCCAAAAAGTAGCACTTCTACGTTTAGCTAACATAACTGGATCGCCCTCACTTCCAGCAGTAGGTGGGTATCTATCTATCTCATCGCATAAAACAATCTTGATAGGTCGAGAAGCTAACGATGCTGGAGAATTAGCACCACAAGCTGTAATATGTCCACCATCGAACATCTTATGCAATACAGTATTACCTGAATCCTTACTTTTAACTTCAGCAACTTTATATTTTAAAATTTCAGTATCTCTTATCATTGGAGCAAGTCTATCCTGACTCCAAGCACGAGCCATTTCTAATGTTGGGTGGACAATTAATATAGGTGCTGGTGCATAATGAATATAATAACCGATCGCATTAAGTAATATTTCTGTTTTACCTATTTGAGAACACGACATAACAACAACTTCATCAATAGATGGATCATTGATACTATTCATTATTTCTTTTTGAAAGATAGCCCTACTGGTTTCAAACTTACCAGCTTCACTACTACTTTCAGTAGATAAATATCTAAATTTATCTGCCCACTGACTTATTTTTAGGTGTGGCGGTGGTTTTATTAGACTCATTGTTTTTTGCCACACTTCTGTCATCGCTTGTGATCTCATAAAGTGCCTCATATAGTTTATCTTGTAATATTAATTTAATTTCGTTAATATTTTTAACTGTAACAATAACTGG